GCTTCGCGCCGAGCAACGTCACTTCGTAGCGATGGCCGCCTATGACCTTGTCCTTTACCGCGCGCGTCGGCATCTCTTAGCGACCTCCGAAGAATGACGTGCGGGCGTCGGCTAGGTTGATCTTCCATTCGTACACTTGCACCGTTTTGCCGATTTTGATGGCCGGCGGCGCAGTGATCCACGCACGCGCGCTCGTGACGAGCAAGCGGCCCGATTGGTCGCGAGCATTGAAGACGCCGGCGGCGGCACCGTTTAGCACGGCAATGTCTGCCGTGAGCATGGCGCTCAAGCGATCGTTGGCGTCGGCGGTCTGCGCGTACTTGAGTGTCGCGAGTGCGGAGAAGTTGTTGGTACGCACGCGCGTCACTTCGCCGTCGGCGCCCACATACATGCTGAACCAATCTTCGGTCCAATCGATAGTGAGCACTTCGTCTTCGGCGTAGCCGCCGCCGTCGAGCGGCACGGCGTTTAGGCTCAGTGACATTTCATTGATATTCCAGGCTTTGAAACCCATACGCGTGGCTCCTATTGGCTTCTGACTATTGGGTCCTAGACCTGCACGAGTCCGACTACGCGAACCTGGTGAATGGCGCCGGAGAGTGCATACGTGTAACGCATGTCCGGCAGAATGCGCTGCGTCTTGAGCGCCGGGTCGATGGCGGCGAGCTCGGGCGCCGTGACTGAATAGGGCTGTTGCCCGTCGATGATGCCGAGCGCGATGCCGTCGAGGATTTGCCCGTTGATTTGCGAGCGCACGAGCTCGATACCGCTCGCGGTATACGGCACGACGTCATTGTTGCGTAACAGGGACACAATGCGATCTTCGATGTTGACGTCGAACCAATCGATCGCGACGGTGACGTCGAGAAAGCGCCCCGAAGCGGCCCAACCCCACAACGTGAAGCCAAGCCCCTTGATGTTGACGTAACAGTTCGCGTGCTTGGTCTTGAGCGCCAAGCGCTGCGTCGCGTTGGGATTCTGCATCGTCACGGCCGCGAGCCCCTTGTTCGCGAACGTCACGGGCCCCGGCAACTTCGGCAAAATCGCACCGACTACGGCCGCGTCGAGATATTCGGCCTGATTCGGGTGATACCAGATGGACGAGCGGGTCATTGACTGAGCCTGCAACACGCTCGCAATGTCCGTTGTCGCCGCCGTCGGGATGGCGCTGTCGGAGCTCGCGGCGAGATAAATCGCGCGCTCGAGCTGCGCCCAAGACGCGGCGCTCGAGATGGCGGCCGCGCTCGGCGTGAGCATGAGCAGCGCATACCAGTCACCATCGGCTGCACGGATGGCCGCCAAATCGACCGCCGGCAACACGGTCGGCGCGAGTGTCGTGTCGGCGAAGACGATATTGCTCGAGACATTCGAGACCGCGTGCGTGATGTTCGCGGTGTCGCTGGTGACAGTGACGCTCGTCGTGCCGGTCGCCGTGACGTCGGTGATGGCGTTGATGGCCGTGATGAGCTTTGCGCAGATGGCCGCGTCGGTGTCCGGCGGCGAGCCGGTCACGTCGACCGCGACGCCGTCGATGGTCACTGTGTAGTGTTGGTTAGGCGCAGTCGGTGCCGTCGGCGTGAGCGTGAACGTCTGTGTAAAGCCGCCGGTGAGTCGGCCGACCTTATACGAAGGCGGGCTCGGAGACTGTGACTTGAGCTGCTTCGCCGCGAGATACAGCGCGCTCGTCTTCGGCACGTTGTAAGGCGGCAACGTGAGCTCGTCGGCGGTGTTGAATGTTCGCACGAGCTCGGGCCAGTAGTTGTGATTGACGGCAATGAGCGCAATGCCGAAGCCGAAGCGCGTCACCGTGGCGTCGGCGACTACGACTGTGTGTTGGATAACTTCGATTTCGGTTCCCAAGATTTCACCTATCTATCGAGCTGCTTTTCGGGGACCTGCACAACGTCGACGTCGCCGCCGAATGGCGTGTAGACGGTGCCAGCTACGCGCACGTGTTCAATCGTGCCGATGGTTTCGGGCGTGAGCCCTTCGCCGCATTCGCACATGGTGTCGAATGCGTAGTTCATTCGAAGGTCGAGGCTTGCGGCCGACTCGCGCCGGAAGTCGACGAATCGCTGCAAGTCGACGAGCACGCCGGGGCCTTCGAGTGCGACGCGCAGCTCGGAGAATAGCTGTTGCGTGCTTGGCAAAAAGAGCGCATCTCGAAGCCGCTCGAGATACCGGAAAGCGCGCCCCCACGGTGTGCCGTCGCGGGTCTGCACGAGCACATTCAGGATGATCGCGCGGTTGCCGACGATGCGCACGGCGGCGTCTTCGCCGGGTCCCTGCGACACTAGGCGCACTTCGTCGCTGCTCACCGGCGGATTGGCGCCGAGCAGATTGAGCCGCGCGCAAGGTCGACCGAGCATGCCTTCGGGCTCGCCGGTCCATACGACGTCGTCGATGTGAATCTTCGACGTGCTTGCGACCCAAGCGCGCGTGCCATCGGCGAAGTCTTGCCAGTTCACTTGGCGCCCATTTCCCAAGTGATGGAGTTGATAAGCGTCGCGTGCCAGACAAGCGGCGTCTCTATGCCGCCTTTCTTCGCGACCGTCGCGGGTTGCAGCGCGGGCTCGATATGGGCGAGAATGCGATCTTTGATGATGTCGACGGCTTTCTCGCCAATAAGGCCGAGCAGCGCGGCTTCGGTGATTTCGCCGAGCAGAAAGCGCTGACCCATCGTCGCCATGAAGTCGACGAGTGTCTTCTGGTTTTCGTCGACGCCGGCACGGATGAACGAGCGCTCCGGCACACCTAACCCGAACTCGTGAATGGTGCCGAGCTCGATATTCGTCAAGCCGTCGTCGCCGTGCTGCGCCGAGCCCTTCGAGCCTTGAATACCGACGAGCACATAGGGGCCGCCGTTGAGCTTCGCGACAGCCTTGCCTAGGTCATTCCAGCCCTTGTCGGTATCGGTGACGGCCATGTCAAAGCACCATGGCGAGCGGGTTGTAGTTGCGGTCGAGCTCCATACGGCGCCGCTCATAGATGGAACGGGCGCCGTCTGGCTCTTTGCTCGGGTCGAGCCGCGCGAACTCACCGGCCGGCGTCAAGACTAACAGCTCGGCCGTGAGGTATTTCACGCGCATGTCGCGCGCGGTGTCGACGAACACAACGCCCGGCGGTGTAAGCCCGTCGGGCTTCGCGACGGGCGTTGCACCGGCGAAGGTCGCCGCGGTGAGCGCTTCGGCGTCGTCGAGCTTGGCTTTGACGAGCGTGAACGCGCAGCGCGCGAACTCCGGGAACTCGTCGAAGATTTGCTCGACTGTGACGGTCATGGCGCGGTTACTTGCTTGAGCCCTTCGGCGTGAGCTTCGATGCCGCTGTCGGCGGCGTAGTCGAGTCGGCCGGCAGTTGCCCCGGCGACGGCGCTGGCGCCGTCGGAGTGGTCGGCGGTGTCGTCGGCGGGCATTCGGTGCCGGTGCCGGTTGGGTCGAGCACCGGTGGTGCCTCCGGCAGCGTATAGGTAATGGTGCCGTCTTCGACGTAGGGCGCGAAGACGCCGACGAGCGCATAGCCGACTTGCTCGACGTCTTCGGCGGCGACGATGACGGTCTCGAGCGGCGGAAACTTGATGAGCTTGCTGTTGCTCTGTACCCACAAAATGCGGGCTGTTAGGTTTGTGACTGTGGCGTCGCCGGTCGCCGTTGGCGTCGGTGTGGGTGCGGTGTAGCGGGGTTGCATGTGCTTGGTCCCTTCCTGCGTGTGCGGTGTGGCGCCCGGCTAGATGCCATCCATGTAGACAGCGGAGAGCGGATACTCCCAGGCGACGCCGCCGGCGCGAGCCCAGCTTTCGACGGCGAGTGCGAGATTCTTCGCTTGCGGCGGCAGCTCGCGCGGTGGCATCGACAGTTCGAAGTGCACATATCGCGGGTCGCGGCGATACCAGATGCCGCGCGGCCCAGTGCCGGCCGCGTCTGCCGTTGCGAGCGGCATCCACCAATCGACGTTGGTCACGAACGCACTGCGCGCGAGATACACGCGCAGGATCGTGTCTTCTGGGTCGCTGCCGGCGCCCGTGTATACGGGCGTATTCTGAATGTAGC